ACTTAGTCAAAGAAGTCGAGTCTCATAAAGTGTTCAAGACAAAGGCGATTACAACTTTCGCCGTAGTTCAGTTCCTCATGGCTCTTTGGGCGTGGTCTCAAAAATTTATGCAATAATTTTCTTTGCTGAAACAAAACAATTCCACCTAGTGAATCATCGTTTTTTTAGAATCCCGAAAGACAAAATAGTTGCTTGTCAACTCGATACTTATAAGCAGCGAGGTGTGTAAATGTCTAGATTTGTTGACATACTTAACCCAACTCCCTTTGGGTTTTTTGATTCTGAAGATGCTTTTCAAAACGAAGCAGACTCTATTGTTACGTTTGTAAAGCGAAAGCTGGGCGACGATATCTTAAGTGTCGAACTAACAAAGCGACAGATTTGGGCCTGCTTAGAAGAATCATCCCTGGAATACAGTTCAATTATAAATCAATATCAAGCAAAGTCACAGCTTGCAAATCTCTTGGGAGGTCCTACTGGTTCTCTTGATGGCTCTGAGCAAAAATTTCCTAGAGAAAATCTTGAATTCATGCTTCGACGGGCTGAACCCTATTCTATGGAAGCTGGTCTAGGTGGATCTTATAACATGCTTTCCGGTTCAATAGCCCTAGAAAAAGGAAAACAAGACTACGATCTCTATAGCGATCTTAAAGATGCATCAGGAACGGCGCTATTTAATAATGCCAAAAATAATCCAAAGACAAAGATGAAAGTCATGGAAGTTTTTCACTTCTCGCCCCAGGCTGCATACAGATTCTTTGATACTACTTCTGCTATAAACTATCTTAACAACGAATTTAGTTTTGAGTCTTTTACGCCCGAGACGGTCTTTTACGTTTTGCCTGTTTTTGAAGACGTCCTCAGAGGGGGCATGTTAGATATGTCCTCCAGGGTTCGTCGTTCTAATTTTTCTTATAAGATCACTGGGACAAAAATAAGGATCTTTCCTATTCCAACAAACTCAAACCCACAGAATCTTTTTATAAGAGTCCACTTTTCACCTGACCCTCTCAAGCCTTCTTTTTCTGATGCCTCCATTGAAGGAATCAGTAATCTTTCTAATATTCCGTATGGGAGACTTCAATACTCTAGGATAAACTCAATAGGAAGACAGTGGATACGACAGTATGCTCTCGCTCTTTCAAAAGAACTTCTTGGAATGATTAGGTCAAAGTTTTCTTCTGTTCCGATCCCGGGTGCTGATCTATCCTTAAACGGAACAGACCTGATAGCTCAGGGAAGAGAAGACAAGGAGAACCTTAAGACAAAGTTAGGCGAGATGCTTGATGAGCTAACTTACGACAAGATGCTTGAGTCTGAGGCTGCCGCTAGCGAAAACTTAACAAGAATTCTAAAGGCTATTCCGATGCCAAACGGAAAAGCAATATCAATGGGATGATTCTAGATGGCTAGACTTTTTATAACCCCTAGGGAGATCGATCTCATATCTGATCTGACAAAGGAAGTCATAAAAGACGTCGCAGGTCAAGTTGTATTTTATTATAGAGTTCGAGAAGATTTAAGTGATGTTCACGACGTCTACGAAGAATCCCCTGAAAAGATTTTTGATCCTCCTGTTGAAATAGAAGCAAGAGTCGAGTATATGCCAGAAGAGATTCGCACAAATCGCTTCGGTAACGAAGAATTCTACTCAATTAATGTATTTTTTCATGAAAGAGATCTTCTAGACAGGGATATTGAAGTTCGAACTGGTGATTACTTTAGCTATGGAGATACTTTCTTTGAAATAACCAGCGCAATCGTTGAATCAAATGTTTATGGTCAAATAGAGCACTCAATAGGAGTTAAAGTCACCGGAAAACAAGCTCGAATAGGACAGATTGACACATTGCCTAACGGCCCTACAAGTGAAGGGTACACAGATCCGGAAGCAGTTCAGGAGACTTTCGTCCAGCAAAGAGGTTTTGAAGAAAACAAGCTGGGTCCAACAGAAGACAAAAGACAGCTTCAGGAAGATGGAAAGCTTGACAAACCTCTAACAGGCCCGAAAGAGATATCAAAAGATCCAGAAGATTCTGATCAAGTCAAGTCTTCTTTTTACGATGAGTTTTAATTAAATGTCTACCCGATACTTTAAAAACAAGAATGACTCTGTTTCTAGATCTGCAGGGTACGAAGGTGCAAACATACCAGAGGATTTCAATGTTCCTTCCTGCACCATAGAAGATGTTGACAGAGCTCTTTTTAATCTTTTCGACAAGGATCTTTCTTTTACGTACAAGCATAAAGAGGGGACCAAAAGAGCTCCCGTAATTTTTGCATCTGGAGAGAGATTCGCTGTCCTTAGAAGAAAAGAGCCACTTAGAGACAAGTCAGGGGCTCTTGTTTTACCTCTTGTTTCTATCATGAGAACCGGAATATCTCAGACACCCGAGATGGGCGCCGGCACAGCCCAGAATTCTCCAATGATAGTCAAGCGAAGACTTTCAAAGGAAGATCCCACATATCAGAGACTCTTAAACAAGAAGGGTTTTAAAAACTCTGATGATCTTCCTTCTAAGTCATCTCTTGATGATGTGGAAAACAACCCTGATTCAAAAGGCAAGCCCGGCCGAAACGCCTCCAGAAGAGAAATACCTACTCGAAAGGAACTTGATGATTTAGGTAATTCTCTCGGAAATAACGTTTTTGAAATAATAGAGATACCTCCTCCGAAGTATTTTACTGCTACTTATGAAATAACTTTTTGGGCTCAATATACTTTGCAGATGAATGATATGATAACTGCACTTATGTCTCTGTATCAGTCATATTCTCAAAGAACCTTTCAGCTTGAAACAGAAAAAGGCTATTGGTTTGTAGGGTACGGGGGAGAATCCTTGAGTCCCGGGAACAATTTCGATGATTTCACAGACAGTGAAAGAATAGTTCGATATACTTTTGAAATGAAAGTTCCTGGATACCTGGTAAACCCTTCATTTCCGGGCAGCCAAAATGGAGTAAGACGATACGTTTCTGCACCCGAGATATCGTTCGAGGCTGTCATATCTGAAGCCTCATTCGAAGTACCCGTAACATCAGGTATAGTTTCAAACGATCCTGCTGATTATGTGCTTGAGGATACTAGAACTATTGACGATCCTTTGCCGGGTCAGAAAATTGGTGGCACAAATTTTGCAGCTTCAGATTCTCGAGGCATATTTAGAAAAAGACAAGGTTCTCAATTAGCTCAGTCCGGCCGATCGACTGAGTCTATTGGAGGTACAATGTCCGATGATAACAGGACAATAATTATAGAATTTGATAGAGACCCTTTCACCGGAAAGAAGATTAGAAAATCACTCCACGTTAAAAATAGAACGAATAGAAAAGGAGAGACGGTTTTGAGAGAGACTCTTGATTAGAATTTTGGCATGAACATGATAATTAAAAGATGCATAGAACGTTCTAGGAGATATAATGGCTGAGCAAACATTTAGATCACCCGGGTTTTTTGAACAGGAAATTGACCTTTCTGCTAGGCAAATAGCTCCTGTAGGAACACCTGCTGGGGTCATAGGAACAGCAGAGCAGGGACCCGCATTTGTTCCCGTGACAGTTGGGTCTTTCGCTGACTTTGAGTCAAAATTTGGATCACTTAATCCTGATAGATTCGGGCCTTATGCTGTGAGAGAGTTCTTAAAGCACAGAACTTCTTTGACTTATATAAGAGTCCTGGGCGCGGGATCAAACGCTTCCTCTACTGACTTGAACAACACCGATAGATACGGCACCGTGAAAAATGCCGGCTTCGTACTGACAGGTTCGATGCGACTAGGAGCAAACAACAATCCTGCAAAGCCTGACAAGGCAATTCCTTTTCAAGGTGGCGTTGCTGTAATATCTGCTAAGCACACGCCTGTTGCTCACGAAGCTGCGTCATACAGCTTGTTTACAGATAACCAATCAACAACTGACGCTGATGTAAACCTGGTTCGAGGAGTTGTATTTCTAGCAACAGGCTCGCAGCTCTCTGTTCTTGATCACGATCAAGCATACGGCGTTTCTGCTAGTCGAACAAGAGGCGCAGAGGTCGGTGCTGTGGGTGACTTAACAGCTCTGAAATATTTTAAGATAGTCTTGAGCTCTTCTGCCGGATCAGCATTTTCGAATGATGAGGGATTTGCAGGAATTAGAATCCTTACGGCGTCTTTAGATCCAAATGACGGTCAGTACATAGGAAAGATTCTCAATACTGATCCACTCAAGTTTCAAAAAGAGGAGCACCTGCTTTACTTGGACTACGCAGTTGAGCACGAGCTTGCTCCTGTTAAATCAGTTGGTGGAACAGATACAGTTGCTATCTCTTCAGGTACCATGAATACCACAACCGATAACGGCCTTAGGTACGAAAACATTGTCGGTCGATATGATACCAGATACACCACACCAAAGACAACGTCATTCATCTCTCAGCCTTTTGGCAAGAAGGAATTCGATTTATTTCACTTTGAGACAATATCTGACGGAGCGAATGCCAACGATAAGTACAAGGTATCGATAGCTAACCTTCGTGCTTCTACAGACCCGAAGGTTGCCTACGGATCTTTCGAAGTTCAATTAAGAATTTTTGACGATAAAGATACTTCAACTGAGATAATAGAGAGATATCCTGAATGCAATCTTGACCCAAGAAGCGAAAGATATGTCGCAAGAATTATAGGTGACAAAAAGGTAAAGTACGATTTTGATCAAGAAGATCCCGCTGAAAGAAGACTTGTAATATCTGGAAAATACCCAAATCTTTCTTCCAGAATAAGAATTCAAATGAACCCAGGAATAGAATCCGGTGAGATTCCTCCTTCTGCTCTTCCGTTTGGCTTTAGAGGTGTACCTGTTCTTAAGACAAATAACTCGCTTACAGACACCACCACAGGTCTAAAGGACACGGATGGAGTCCAGATCGGAGAGACAATAAGCGCTGACAATAGAAAGCAGTACAGATTCTGGTCTAACACTGATGAAGCAACTCTTCGACTTTCAATAATTCCACCTCTGCCCTATAGATTTAAGGTTACGAAAGGTGAAGCGTCAGATGCTGCTTCACCTGGCTTCGTAGGTTCTCCAGGAAAGAACGAGAGAACAGACGGAAGACTTTACTGGGGTGTGAACACAATCAGAATTCCAACTGCAGACGCTGCAACAAACCCAGTTCTTTCTTCGAACAACGGAAATACAGTAAATCCTCTCGTTCGATCTTACACAAAGTTCCAGGGAATTCAGAAGCTTGATGCTCTTGTTACAGGATCTGGCGTTGATAACTTTAACTCTAATAAGTTTACACTTGCTCGAGTTGCTTTCTCAAATAAGACAGCCGCGAATTCTCTGTCAGATATTTTCTCTGCTTTTACAGGATCCGCTCAGGAGCACATGCTTGAGGCTGCTTACATCAGAGATGGAGTACCAGATAGCAACACTTATACAGTTAGCGATAGAGCATCACACGGAGGAAACAGATTTACCCTTGCCTCCCTTGTTCACACAAGCTCTGTTATCTTTAATAGATTTACATCGTTCGCTAAGTTCACGAATATTTTTCACGGAGGTTTCGATGGACTTAACATACTTGACAAAGATTTAAGCCTCTTTAGGGATCGATCTCTTTCCACAGACTCTGGAGGAAAATCTGTCGAGACAGGAATGGATATAGGTCTCCCTGATATCGGCTCTAAGAATCAGGGTGGATTCGGTAGAAGAAGCAACAGCAACGAATCTCTACGAAGAGCTGTTGATATAATTACCGATCCGATGTCATCACGCATCAATATTCTTGCCATTCCAGGTGTTAGAGAAACTTTTGTAACAGATCATGCGCTTGACAAGGTAAAGGATTATCAAAAGGCAATTTATCTTCTTGATACTCTCAAGTATGATGAATCTGGAGCACGTCTTTACGATGATAGCAAAGCTAGAGTCGACGTCAGAGAGACTTCTGAGAGATTCGAAAGCAGAGCCATAAACAATAATTACTCTGCTACGTATTTTCCAGACGTCGTGATACAAGATCCTGTAAACAATCGAAGCGTAAAAGCTCCTGCTTCTGTAGCAGCACTTGGAACACTTGGCTTTAACGACAGGGTTTCGTTCCCGTGGTTTGCTCCCGCAGGATTTAACAGAGGCGGAATGGATTTCGTCACTAATGTTGAAACTCGACTCACGTCTGGTGATAGAGACACTCTTTACGATTCCCGAATAAATCCAATTGCTGTTTTTCCAAACACAGGGTTCGTGATCTTTGGACAAAAGACCCTTCAGTTCGAAAAATCAGCTCTTGACAGAGTAAACGTCCGACGACTAATGATAGAGATTAAGAGACAGGTCGCCGGCGCCGCAGAAAGATTCTTGTTCGAGCCGAACAATGCAACAACTAGAGCGAGGTTTGTGAATCAAATAACTCCGCTTCTAGGTCTCATACAGTTGCAGGCGGGTATTGAGCAATTTAAGGTAATATGTGATAGTTCGAACAACTCTACGGATGACGTCGAACAGAACAGATTGAATGGACGAATCGTTGTTGTTCCAACGAGAGCTGTGGAATTCATCTCCATAGACTTTATCGTAACAAATACCGGCGTGTCCTTTGAGTAAAGAATAAGTAAGAATATGCAGCAATTTCAGGAGAAAGCTCAATGGCAGAGTTAACGTTTAAAAGCCCAGGCGTAAGCACTCGGGAAATAGATCTAAGTAGTCCCACAACAGTTCAGCCTTCAGGGATTCCTGCTGGCGTAATAGGAACTGCTGTTAGAGGACCTGCTTTCGTTCCAGTTACTGTGGCGACATTCCAGGATTTTGTTTCTAAGTTTGGAAACACAGATGGAGAAAAATTCGGACCTCTTGCCATGAGCGAGTGGCTTAGAAACGCCAACGCCGGAACTTATGTTCGACTTCTTGGTATCGGCGACGGAAAAAGAAGAACTTCAACAGGCAACAACGCAGGCAAGGTTAAGTTCGCCGGTTTCGTTGTTGGATCAGAATCCGTTCAAGAAAACGGTCTTGTTGGAAAAAATAAATACTCTAGCCACCACACTAAAAATTTGCCAAACGCTGGCCCTGAAGGTAGAGCTTATTTTCTAGGCGCTTTTCACTCTCAGTCCAACGGAAGTAACTTTCTTAGCGATGCTGGATTACAAGGTTCTGTAGGTGGAGTTCGAGCATCCGCCACCACCACAGCCCTAGGGGGCGGTGCTGACGCAATTAAGTTCTTTTGGTCACATAAAGGAACTTCTGGAAACGGCAAAACAATCAGCCTTCAGGTTGACACTACTTTGGGCAATTATGGTGCTAATAATTTTAGGGTTGATTTCGATTCCACTGGTGCAGACGTCAGAATTACTGTGAAGCTTAATGCAGATTCAGCTGCCCTGGGAACAATCGCTGAGATAGTCACACTGATCAATCAGGGAACCATGGCCAGTGCCACCGATCCTGGAGGAACTCTTACTATAAACGACACAAGCAATCTCAGAGAGAAAATTCGAGCACAACTCGTTGGTGTTGATGGCTCTGAGGTGCTCCTGGATGCAAATGATCAAGTTGTTACGCTAGCAGGGGGCGTAGCAAGCACTACCGCCGCGGCTCCTTTGTTAAGAGGTGTTATCCTCGCGCCATCCGGTGTAGTTCCTACTCTTCAGACAGACACACTTTCTGCAGGGAACAACGTTGTTTCAGACAACGCTCGAGCTCCTGGCGGCGGATCTTTTGGTGACGTTATTACATCAAACGCAAAGCAAGAACTAACCATTCTCCTCAATGGGCATGCCAAGTCTGATCTGTCTTCAAATGTTATCACAG